TAGAAGACGAGAGTGCGGAAAGGACTGGGAACGTGAAAGTGCTTGCACCAGTCGATGTCACTACGTGGCTTCCATCGTATCCTGATATTGACGCATTTGATATGTAGACGGTTGTTTTTGTAGCAATTGAGTTTGCTGATGAAGTCGTAGCAGTTGCAAGGTATGTTGCCCCGCCAGAGGTGGCACTTGCTGACGCAATTGGTGACGACAAGGCAAGGGACGCTGTTGCGGAAGATAGCGTCGCATTTCCAGGGTTCGAAGAGATAACGTAACTAAATTGCGTTGTACTCAAAGAAGTAATTGAGTACGACCCGTTGTATGCACTGGGTGAAACACCTGCAATAGTGATTGATTGGCCGGTGGTAAAAACATTGTTTGAAGACGTAGTTACCGTAACGGTTGTAAAGGTTCCAGGAACCAACCTAAGAATTGCAAACGGTGTAGATGGGTAGGCACGGAAAGATACGTAAAGGTTTCCAGAAAGGTCGCAACGAATTGAAGATGCCGAATCATTGTACGTTGTTGCAAAAAGCGATGGTACGCCTGTTGAAACTGGGATTTGGAAAACGTTTCCGTTTGAGTCAACCGTATAGACATTTGTTTTTGAGGCGTCAAATGTCATGCCAACGATAAATGTATTTCCAACCCCAGATACGGTAACTGGCGTCCACACTGAAGCAACACCGCTTGTAGTTACCCTGTAAATAGGGCCGTTACCAGAAAGACTTAGAACGTACAGATACGTTCCCGTGCTGTCCCATTGAAGCGGTCCAGGTGAGGTGATGCCCGTAGAACAGAATGTGCTTGCTGTTCCGCCAGATGAAGAAACAACAGAAATGGTGTTATTACCAGCGTTTGAAATGTAAAGATTGCTTCCTGCGTTGTCCCAGGCCAAATTTGTTGGTTGATTAAATCCAGTCGCAAAAGTGCTTACGGTTCCACCAGCACCAGACGCTGTACCACCCGTGCCGGTAGAGGCACCGAGGGTTGGTGTCACATACGTAAAAGTTGTTGTACCAGTGACGGTAACTGTCCAGGAGCCGTTGTACGTAGAGACGGAGTTACCAGTGATGGTGATTGTGTTTCCAGTCGTAAATCCGTGGCTGGTGGATGTCGTAACAGTTGCGATGTCGGTAGAGAAAAGAATCTTGTTAAGATTCCCTGGAGACGTGCTGGCGTTGCCAGGAATTACGTAAAGCGCACCATTCTTGTACTCCGGGTACCCCAAGTACGATGAATTTGAGCCAATTAAAGTAACTGCTCCGCTTTGGGAAACCGTGTAAAGAACCTCATTGAAATTGTCACATACATAGATAAGACCTGTTGGGTCAATTGCGATTGAGGGGTATCCATTATATGGGTTTGAAGATGCTGAAAGAATTACGGTTGTCGTGCCTGATGGTGTTGTTTTTAAGATGTGACCAGACGAGTCGGCTGTGTAAATGTTTCCAGATGCGTCACAAACAATCCCTATTGTATTTGCGTAAACAGTTCCAATGTTTGATGCAACACCAGACATTGAAATTTTGTAAAAACTGGTTCCCGAGTAATTTGTGGCGTAAAGAACATTTTTAACTGGGTCATATGTAATCGCACCGGCGGTGGATGAAGAAATCCCCAAAAACCCGGTGTACGAAGTTCCTGTTGCTTTGTAAATCCAACCGTCGCTACTGTAAATATAAACATTTCCAGAACCATCTACAGCGAGGTCTACGGGTGTGTGGGTGTATTCAGCACCGTCTGCCCAGGTGAAGGTTTGGAATGTTGTAACCGTTCCAGAGGGTGTAATTTTTTTAATTACGATTTGGTCACTATTGCTTACGATGTTGTGAACAACTGTGTAGAAGTTTCCAGAAGTATCAGTACACAAACCAGTGTTTGGGTAGGAGGCTGAAGTTCCCGCTCCAACTGAAGCAACCGTTGATACGGTTGGTGAACCACTATTAACAACTGATGGAACAATGTTTGTAATGGAAACGGGGGCGTAGGTGTCACTTACTTTATAAACAGTGTTGATTCCGTCTGAGAAATAAAGTTGGTTACTGTTGTAGGCAATTCCCTTTACGGATTGACCAGAAACATACGAAGTTACTTGACCGCCAGACGTGGTACGCCAAATTGTTTGGTTGGTGTTGTCAGTGGTGTAGAAATACCCTTGGCTGGTATCAATCGCCATGTCAATTGCATCGCCAGTTGAACTTTGGGTAACAAAACTTTGCGATGCGTTGCTTGATGTCTCCGAAATTGCTGAGATATTTGAGGTAATTGTTTTTGTTGCAGTTGCGCTGGAAAACGTTGGGCTGGAGATACTACTATTTACCGTGTAGGTGAACGTTGTCGTATTAGTAACGGAAATTTTAAAAGTTCCGTTAAAGCCAGAGGGGGATATACCAGCAATGGTGATTGAGTCCCCTGATGAGAATCCGTGTGCAGATGATGTGACAATAGTTACGATTGTCGAAGTCGACGTTGTTGCGGTTGTAATTGAAGCAATTGGAATTGTTTGGATTGAATTGTTTGCGCTACCGCCGAGAGCAAGAATCACTCCGTCTTGGCTGGTTCCAGCATTTAGCGTCGAGGGGTTGCTAAGTACATATCCGCTAACAATCAACTGTGCAGAAGAAATTGCGGACAGGGTGGCCTGGCTCAGCGTTATTGTCGTTCCCGTAATGTTTGTAATGACGGTTCCCGGGGCAATTCCCGTTCCGCTTATTCCCAGGCCAACTACAACAGAAGATGGAACGGTGCTGAAAGTAACCGTTGTTGCGCCCGATGAGCCAGATGCGATTACGGGAATTGAGTTGTTTGACCCGCCGGGGTACAAAGAAGTGTCGGTGTAGTCATAGAGAATTGTTGTTCCGACCAGAATTCCGCTACCCGAAATTGCCTGACCTGAAGATACGAAGTTTAGTGTTGATGAAGAAAGAAGCGTTGGGTAGTAAACGTTTGCGATTCCTGTGGCACCACCATAAACAGATGCCAAAACATAAGGGTAAAAGTCAGATGCGATTGAGGTGTACGTAGTACCAACTGCCGTAATCTTCATATTTTCGGTGATGTAACCGTCTGCGGTGTATCGTCCACCGTAAGCGTTAATGTTTTCGCCTTCAATAATGGCGAGACCATCCCCCGGCTTGAACCCTGAAATGTCGTTGAGAATAAGCAACTTCGAGTCTGGGTCGGCGTCGTAAAAAAGACTTGTGTTTCCGGTCATGAACGATGTCACGTCATCAACGTGCGCCATGTAGGTATTACCGGAATTAGAAGGAGCCGTTGGTACTGATAGTTGGGTTATTTTGTTTTGCGCCGAAACGATGTCAAGTGCGTTATTTACTATCCAGTTTGTGGCACTTACTACAGCGGTAACGGGGGTGGAATTTTTAGTAGTAGTCATAGCGGGCTCGAATACAGATTACCCCCGATTAGTAAAAATTACCGTCCTGCTGCTTTCAGATTTGCGAGCAATGTGTTGAAACTTGCTTCTACTTGTGTTTTTACCATTCCGGCAACCTGGGCGTTGGCACCAGTTGCATTTACGTGAATAACTACAGCGCCAGGGGCGATGTTGACATGTGAACCACCACCAACCGCTGAACGTGTGGGGGCATGATGTCCGCCACCAAAGAGACCGCCAAAGAATCCGCCAATTGCGTGACCAATTCCGCCGACAATGTGTTCAGCGCCCTTGCCAATGTTCTCCACTACGTGGCCAGCGTCCTTGAAGCCGGTTTCAATCCCCTTCAAGTGGTGCATGATGAGAGGTCCAACTACCATTGCTGCTTGCATCGCCATCATGCCTTCTCCAAGGCCAGGAATGGCGTCTAGGCCGACGGAAGCGAGTAAACCACTACTTCCCCCACCCATTAAGCCACTGAGGAGTCCTCCGCCACTTTCAGCATCACTGGCAAAGCCAGCAACCTTTTCGCCAATTCCGCCAAACTTGCTTAGAACGCCACCAAACTTTGAGGCATCGCCTAATGCTCCACCGCCCATACTTTCTATCGCATCGGAAAAACCGCCTTTGAGTATTCCGCCTCCAAGTTTTGAGATACCGTTCTTTTCCACGTCTTTTTCTAAGACAGAAGCGATTTCTTTTTCTCCACCCTTTGCAAGGTCTTTTTCTGTTGTCTTTTCAAGTTTTTTAGACAGATTGTTAATTGGTGAATTGCTACTAGACGAAGATATGTTTGAAAGTGCTTCGGTTGAGCGGTCGAGTGCTGTTGTGTTGTCGTCAAGTGCTTGGAGTTGGTCAAGGGCTTTTTGATTTTTAATCTGGTCTGGACCAAGCAACCAGTTTTTGGCGTTTCCGCCAGAGCCACCAAAAAATCTTCCAATTCCAGGGATTTCTTGTAAGCGTTGGTGCTTATACAAGGCTTTTTCTTGTGGGCCTTCAACTTCCAATTGTCGAGAAAGGCTTCGGTAGGTTCTTGGGGCAATTTCGCCTTTTTCAAGCATTTCGTTTAACGAACGCATTGATATTTGTTTTTGCCCCTCGGCTTTTCCAAGTTTGAAACCGGCAATACCCTTAACACCTTGTGAGTTTTTACCAAAAAGCCCGCCCATGGCGCCAGTTCTTCCATAAACGGTTTGGAACTTCAAAAGTCCCGTTGTCATAGCAAAGATGCCTTCGGTCATTGCTTTAATTGGTGTTAAGAAAATTTTGTCTGCGAACCAAACGGCCGCCAAAGCGACCATAACGTCGCCGACGGCTTTAAGAATTTTTTGAAAGTGTGTAGCGCCCTTCATAAGGCCGTCGAAGAAACCAACAACCTTTTGAAGCCCCTTGGTGAAAGTATTGACAAAAGCGGTGAGCATTTTTGCAACGTCTTGAATGAGTGGTGCAATGGCAATCAAAATATCTGCCATTGATGTAGCGACAGTTGGAAGGATGGGGCCAAGGGCTTGGAAGACGCCCAAAACGGACTGTAGCAATGCCGTAAGTGTGCCATTATTGGCCATTTGGTTAAATACGCCTGCTACCGCCTGAAGACCTGGCTGAATGTTTTTGACAATCTGTGTTGCAATGTCGGTAAAGAAGGTGGTGATTTCAGTCATTACTTTTGGCGTAAACAAAGACTTAAAAGTATTCGCCATTTCCCCAAAGAAGGTTGCAATGGGTGCGACAACCTGGACAAGGGCGGGGACAAATGCCTGAACAAACAATTGCAAAAGTGGCGTAAATGCAGTAACAATGTTTCCAATTGCCTGACCGACCGTTGCAGAAATTTGACCCATTGTTTGTGCGACAAGCGTAAAGATGGGAACAAGAGGACCAATTACCGTTGTAAAGGTACTTGCCATTTGGTCAAGAATTGGAAGAAGACCTTGACCTAGTGATTGAACGAGCAATTGAATGTCATTCTGCATACGCTCAACAGGAGACATTGACTTTTCCGCAAGTTGTTGCGTGTGCTGATTCATGTCAATCAAAAACTGATTCTGAGCAGCAAGCAAACCGCCACTGGCTTGCAACGATTTAATTCGTGCTTGCTCGGTGGTAGAAAGGGTGATTCCGTATCGGGTCATTGCACTCATGTGCTTGGCGGGGTCTGCCAAGGTGCGAGCGACCATTCTTGCTGCGCCGGTTATTCCGGAGCCACCAGCACCACTACTTGAACCCATGACTGCTGCGAGGTTTGCTGCGAGCATTGTGGTGTTTTGGAAAGAACTTTTTTGCTTCTCAAAAAGATTTGCTAAATCCTGGTTTGGAAGAAGAAGGTTTTGCGCTTGAATAATTTGGTTTTTAGCAATACCAGTTTGCAAGGAAAGCGTAGTTGCTTGATTATTCAGGGTTGCAGAGTATTGCTCGCCCGCTTTATTCAGAGCAGAGACTGAACCAGCAACTGTTTGAATGGAGCCAGCAAACTCGGCTCCAGACATTTTTTGGTTTTTAATAAGTTGCGCTTGAACCGATTGAAGGCTCTGTTGTTGCGATGCCAAGTCCATACCCTTGTCAATCGCAGCAGATATTCCCGCAACAGCAAAAGACTTGGTGATTATTCCACCAAGGTCGCCGAAGAATCCACCAATTTTGCTAGTAGCAGCGCTTGCATACCCAACAAGTTTTTGAAGGGATGCCTCGACATCAGTGCTGTCGCCGAGAATTTCTATTCTTAGTTGTTCGGCTGATGTTGCCATTGCACGCTCCTAGGCACTAATCCTAGTAGCGGTTTGCTTTTTAGCCGTTTCTGGCCTTTGCCATTGCTTCTTCTTGCTCGTAAGCACGAAGTTTGTAGATGGCCATCCACTCCACCAACTCAGGCGATGAAAGAGGACGGTGGGCTGGTGAACCCTCTAGGAGTTCACCAACCGTCCGTCCAAGTGATTCCGCTAGTTCAAAGAGGAATCGTCGCTCTGGGTTGGCGAGGAATCTTTTCCCGCACTGTCAACCGCCTCTTCGCCCATACCTGATAGGCGCATTGCGACTGTAGCGATTTGTTCAACTGCTGCTGCTGACTTTGCCATCAGTGCATCACGGTCGTTCGGGTTGAATACTTTTTCACCCGACTCGGGGTCAAAAGTACATTCGATAACAAGGTCGGGAAGTACTTCTTCAAGGTTGAACTTACCGTTTTCATTTTGGGCGCTCCCGACCATGCGGGCACGGGCACGGGCGGTCATAGACCTAACCTGTACCGTTACGCTCCAAACGTCAACGTTAACGTTCTCCGACTGAATGTCATCGGCAGCGAAAATCTGTTCACTAAGTTTCGACATCATTCTCCAATCTGGGGCAGACCCCAGTTAGAGCATAGTCTACTTTAGTGACTACAGTGTGGTTCGGCTGACGGCGCCAGTTACCTGGAGTTCACCATCGAACGTAACAACGCCTGATACTGACGACTTCAGGTCATACTTGGTCAAGTAAGCCTGACCGTAGTACTTGACTGAGGAGGAAAGTCCAGTGAAGGCACCTGGGTTCGCTGGTCCGTAGACGAACGAGATGCTGTTTCCAGCGTTCTGCCAGTTGATTGCGTCGTTGACAATTTGGTCGATACCGCCTGCGTAACCGCTCGTTGAGGCCGTTGAGTCGTACATACCCGAGAAGGTGACTGTGTAACCCTTCAGACCCACGATGTAGGTCTTTACGCCTGCGAGTGAGAAAGCAGTGGTTTCGTTTGCGTCGATGGCCTGTGGGAATCCAAGGTCATTGGTGAACTGGGAAATGTTTACCATTGGAAGAACTACCGAGCCAGAGGCTGGAGCCGATGGAAGCAAAAGCCCCGAGGCAAGGGTCGTTGTCGATGTTGGAACCGATGCTGAACCGCAAGGTACGCCGTTGACAAACATTCCGTAGACAGAACCGCCAACCAAGGTTGGGATTCCACCGCTCAACATCGTGCTTTCGCCCGTGAGGGGAAGGCTTGATGTGGTTGCCGACGAGCCAACCGTCGTTGGTGATGCGGATGTGTCGTATCCGATGGCTAAATAAGCGTTCTTACCGTGCTGGAAAGTTGCCATTGTTAATTCCTTTCTAGAATCGGGCGAACCCGAAGAAGATTGTTGCAGAGGGGTTTGTACCCGTCAGTGTCCAGTTCAAACGGGTGTACTGACGAATGGGGTTTGGTAGTGAAGCACTGGTGTCCACCTGCGTACCAACCGAAGTAATCGCTGAAGTTGCGTTTACGTAGGTGATGCCGTCGTTGGAGTGTTGGAAGTTCAGGCTTAGTGCGCCGGACAAAGCCAACACCCCAATCACCAATAATCCACCATTGGTGGAGGCGCTTCCATTGTTGTAGGCGACTGTGTATCCTGTGCCCGTGGCAGTAAAGTACTTTCCACGTCCACGCCATACACCGCCGTCTGCCTGAACCTCTGCGTCGACTGCGACAACGCCAGAAACTGGTGATTTTAAGTCGTACTTGGTGGCAATGCCGTTAGCCAAGTATCCAATTTCATTGTCTGTTGTTCCGCCAGCGGGGAAAACCAAGGTCGCCTGGTCGCCGGAGTTGCTAATTGCAGTCGTCAAAATCTGGTCTATACCTGATGCGGTACCGTCGTAAAGCCCGGAAAGGGAAATAACGCCTTCCTTCAAACCTGGGATGTAGGACTTAACTCCGCCGGTTTGGAAGGTGGTTGTTTCTGTTGCGTCGATTGACGTGGAAACAGAGGCATCATTGAAGAACTGTGAGATGTCATAAGCGACATTCGAGGAGGGGTTGCTAAAAAGTACCCGTGTATTCTTACCGTGAAGGAAGTTAGCCAT